CTCAAACCATGGCCATAACCCGCGTGCAGCAGCTGCTCGCTCAAGTGTATCCCACGCACGCTCTCCGGGTTCAACGCTGACCTTGTCATTACGCAGGGATGACTCAGCCTCAATGCGGATGTTCGTTACCCCCAGCGGCCTGACGACCTGGGCAATCACTTCTTCAAGACTGAGCTGGCGGGAGGTGAAAACTGGTGAAGCGCAGTCAACAAGCACGGCAGCGCCATCGCGGCCGGAAAGCGATAAAGAGACCTGCTGACGGGATACGCGGCGCTGAACCACATCCACCCTGCCGGACATCACCACATCATTACCCACCCTGACCAGTACCGGCACACCTCGTTTAATGGCCGCAGGGAAAATACCGTCAGGCAGCCCAAGCGTTACGCTCCATGCATCGGAGGGGATCAGAAAATCGGAGTCAATCTGATAGCGGCTCCATGCACTATGGATTTTGCCATCAATAACCAGGCTCACTATATTCTGCGAATCTTTATCTTGAGTAGGCATTAAGAACGTCACCGGCTTTGATGTTGTTAGGATTACGTAGTGTCGGATTGAGACGCAGCAACTCGGCGGCGCGGGTGTAGTCCTCGTACCACAGATGGGCCAGCAAATGCAGGTTGGTGTCGGACAATATCACTCGCGTCGTCAGTGGCGGTCTGCTGGTGATAACCGCTGCGCCCAGCTCCTGAACGGTCAGGGCAATATCCTTGAGGCTTTCAACCACGGGTTGCCATGTCACGCCACCTGGTGTTTCACCGGCGCTCACGTTTTGCGTATCGGCAGCAAAGGTGTCCCGCGTTAGGTCGATTGCCGCCTGAATGGCCGCCCTGGTGTCGTTGGTGACCTGCTCAATATCGACAGGAGACAGAATATCGCTGATGCTGCTGTCACTGAGTATGTCTGAAGCATCAAGCGCCAGCTGGATTGCAACCTGGATTTTTACCGCCGTTACCAGCTCAGTGATATCAGACGTTGATGATCCCGCCGGAACGGTGACAGCAACAGTCTTTTGCCCCGTTACTATCTGCTGAGGTAATGCGGCCACATCCTGCAGATTGTTACGGCCATTCTTCCAGTCGGCCATCACGATGCCCGCTGTACCGGAAACGTCTGAGGACTGTGAATAGCTTCCTGGGTTATTACTGACACTTGATTTGGACTGAAGCGACGTCAGGCTCAGCGCACTCTGCAGATCATTCATGAACGCTTTCGGATAATTAACAAAATCCGAGGTGGTACTGACAAATCCTGTCAGTTCCCCCTTAAGCATGGTCACCATATTCAGCGTCGTGGTTGCCAGCGATTTCGCTTTCTTCATCCACTTTTTCGCTGTACGCAGAGGCGAGAGAATATTGTCGATGGCCGTCTGGGCTTTCTCCAGAGCAGATTGCGCCTGGTTGAAAATGATATCGGCCTTCGACAGCGGGAAGTCACTGCCAAAGAAAGGCAGATTAAGTCCCCCCTGGATAAAGACCACCTCGACAACGCAGTAATCAACGTTCTCCGCTTCATGCGATGCCTGATACTCAATGCACTGCATGCCCGTCATGGAGCCGAAAACCGGGTGGATTAACTCCGCGCTACCGCGTGTATCCAGCGCGGCCAGAAACGCCTGCAGTCGCACTTCGTAATCGTCACCCCAGAAAAGGACCGTCATTCGCAGGTTACGAGGCTTGCGGCCAAGGTCATCAACATCGCCGCCGTCCACATAGGGATACTCATAGGTCGCAATGTCGCGGCTGGCGCTGTCACGGGTATTAACCACATCGAAGCGGACGCCCCTGAATGAGGCATCCTGTAATGAATCTTCCCAGCTCACTGCGGGCCTCCTGTTGAGCCGCGAACGGATTGTTCGCCGTTGTATTCATTAACAGCTGATGCTATTTCACGACCGTCCAGTATCAGCTTTGTGGTGAGGTTAATGGGTTGTGATTTTTGTTGCTGCTGAGGCAACAGATAAGACGGCACGCCTGTTGCTGCAGGTGTGTTTTGCCCTATAGTGGCAGGTGAACTCCACCAGGATTTGACCATTGAAAAGAGATCAACATCGAAAAGAGGTTTCTTGTTATTCTCTTTTTCCTGAAACTTTTGTCTAAAAAGCTCGCCAGTAGTGATCCCTTTTGATTTAGCTTCCTCGTCAGCAGAATCGAATTTATCCTGGGCAGACTCATAAATAATATTTGCCACATTTGCATATGAAGCCCATTTTCCTAACTGGCCTGGCAAATCACTACTTCCCCCCAAAAATTTGTCAAGGAAGCCTTCTTTATCGCCGCCGATTTCCTGAGCATTAGTTACATAAACAGGTACGGCATTGTTGCCAGAAGCACCTTCCGCGAGAATTTCAAGGGGATTTGAGCCTGCTGGCTTGCCCCCAGCACCTCCCCGTCCTGACATCCATTTTATCGCACCAAATACCGCCGCAGCCGCAGCCATTGCTTTAATTCCAATAGCTGCATCAGAAACAGCCCTGGTTAAACCAGGATATTCCTCTGCATACTTCAGTAATTTATCTGAAAGATATCCCAGGGAATCTGATAACGGCTTGACTGAATCCATCTCCTGAAAGTCTCTCTCGTTATCAAGTTGTCCCAGTTTGAATCCAGGTTGTTCCGACATTAACAAAAAACTAAGATCGCCAGCCGTTTTTCCATCTGATAAGTTACGTTGAGAATTAGCTTCTGAAATAACACCCTGCGTATAGGATTTGTTACCTCTGTATCCCAGGAGTGCAAGTAAAGCCTGTTGGTCTGCAATTATTTTTCCAATACCTGACCCTTCCAGTATTTTTGCTTGAGAGTTAATAATTTCTCTTTTTTCGTTTTCAGGCGCTATTTTAAGTTTTTCTTCTAGCCTTTTATAAGCAGGATTAGATGCAACAACCTTATCTACAATTTGGTTAAATGTTTCGAGAGGATTAACTCCTTTACCAACACCTTTGGCGAGACTACCTGAAAGATCGATTCCTCGACCACTCGGTAATTTTACTCTTGCGGCGGCATTAGCGGCATCCTGGCTATTTAATTTCAAGAGAAGATTATTAAGATTGTTACCTGCCTGGTCAGGAGAGCCAGCGGTAATGGCTGATGCCTGATTCCAACCCAATAACACTGCAAAGTCGTCCAGACCTTTCATACCAGCATTACCGGCGCTTGCAAGTTGTGATGGAAGCCACTTTGCCATATCCTTCAACTCAAATGAACCGTTTTGTCCGGCACTGATCGACATATTGAGTGCTTTATCAAGCTCTGTATCCTGAATTCCAAATGACTGTTTTAATTTAATTGCGATATTTGCAAGGTCAGCGGGAGCTGCTCCCGTTGCAGTTGAGTATTTTTGAATCAAAGGCAATATTGATTTCGCCGATTGCATGCTTACAGAGCCTGATGCAAGCATTGCATCCAGAGTCTCTGCTGCTGATTCTTTAGTCCCGCCACCAGTTTTAACTGAATGACGAATAAGGGAATCCATTTCATTCATACCAGTGCGCCGGCCCTCCAGGCCCTGATCTGCATAGGCTGTGTTAGCCATCATTGCCAGTCTCTGCTGGTAACTCATTTGATTCGAGACCGGACGGACCAGTGTAGCGCCTGCTGCCATGACCCCACCGGCTACAGCTGAGATAGTTGAGCCCGCAGTACCTAGTTTTTGCATTCGGCTCATACCTTCACCAACACCGTTCAATTCACTGCGCAAATTGCGCACTTTATCTTTCATGGCAGAGAAGGCTCTTGTCTGCTCATTAGCGGACAGTGCACCGGTACGAGATAAGCGGTTATAGGCGGCCATAGTCTGCTGTATTTCGCGCTGAATCTCTCGCTCTGAACGAATACCAAGGGTAGATCGCGCCGAACTGGCGCGACGGTATTCGTCCTGAAGAGAACGGGAGGAGCGAATCGCTGTGGCTGCGTTCTGCTGGCGGGATTTCGCCAGCTCATCATCGGTTTTTTGCGCCGCTTTGGTATCACGACTGATACCCTGCAGTGCCTGCTTAAGCACTTTGGAGCCGGTATCACGTGCCAGCAACTGCAGCGCCAGTTGTAAGTTACGCGCCATGGGTTATCTCCGTTTGCCGACTTTCTTCAGGCGTTGCGATTTGACCGTACGGGTTGTGCGGGTGGTAGTTTGCCCGGTTTTCTTTCCGTGTAACCGGGCAAGTGCTTCGGTGTAGCCGTCGAGTTCCGTTCGTGTCATGCTTCCGATTTGCTGCTCACTGATCCCGTATCGTCCGAGTGCGAGGACGAGGGTTCGGTAGCCGGTGAGTTTTTGTTCAAATCCATCCGCTTTTTTTTAACAGCGTTAATCTGAGCATCAATGATGTCAAAGTCATCATCATTCAACTCATCAAGGAGTAACTCTGGTGTTATGTCTTCCTTATTCAGTGAACCAAGTTCTTCAATTGCCTGTGCCATCAGCGCTACACGATAATACATCCCCGCCGAAGCCCCTTCGGTTGTTCCGCAAGCCTCATCCGTGAGACGCAGGGCTTCAATAGTGTCCCTGACAACAGGCAGCCTGACGGCAAAGTCAAAATGGACTTTATCACCGTATTTAACGCCATATAAAAGCTGCTGCTTTTCCATTTATTCCTCCACCCGACGAAGCGCATTCATGGTGATATCGCGCTTCGCTTCGTTGTCGACGGTATACTGAGCCCCGGCCTGAGTGCTGAAGCAGTCCAGGTAAGAAACACGTTTACCGCTGCTGTTGAGTGGATACTGGGTGATTTTCGCACCTTCAATACCGCCCCAGTTCAGGTCGCCGGATTCCGGGATGACCACCGTAACGGTCAGCTGGATCTCTTCGATGCCACGGGAGAAACCTTTGGCCCGGCCCGTTTTGTTCATCGTCTTCACAAGCTTTCGCCCGGTGGTCACATCTTCCTTGAGGTCGGTCACTTCAATTTCCTGGCCGTCGACTTCCATGACGATCGCGCCAACATATTCTTCAAGAGCCATTCTGGTTTACTCCTCAGAGCAGCAAATCAATTCGACCGGCAAAGACGTGCAGGCCATTCACAACATCCGCAGGAATGCGACCGTTCAGCTGGTTAACATCCTGCAGATCGCGCTCAACAATAAGACCGTCTTTGTTGGCATCCACCTCCTCGACAATCTCCAGCTCCTCCAGCTTGTAAAGCACATCAAGCAGTTCGCTGCGCACCTTCGGCGGCGTCCTTGAGCTGAGCTTATCGCGCGGGAATCGCAGAGCGATGCGTTCACGGCAGGCCTTGCGCACGTAGTCCAGCGTTCGGATGGTGGTGATATCCAGCAGCGCCACATCATCCACGCCCTGGGCGTTTTTGGTGTAGGTGCTGATAGCGCGAACGATCTGCACTTTGTCACCGGGGCCAATCTCAAACGGCGTAAGACCATTACGCAGGGCGTTCTCCTGCTCGGTTCGCCCTGGCTGACTTTCCACTGCAGTCACATCCAGCGTGCTCATCGCAAGGGTGTTCAGCGGGCGGGCCGGGTCTTCTTCACTGGCGATAACAGCGGCATAGGCAGCGGCAATCTGCGCCGGGGTTTTTACCGAACCGCTATGCCAGCCCAGCGTGATACGCCCGTCATTCAGTGAGGCGGCCAGTGCAATGCCTGTGGAAAGCGACTTGCGCCACCCACCCACACCGATTGCGCCGCGCTGCTCCATCGCATTGCTGACGTTTGTCAGATGGTTACGCAGCGCCGTCATCGCTTCCTGGGTGGAGAACGGGCAAACAATAATGTTATGACCTGCAGAGAACGCCGCTGCCAGCGCTGGCGTAATATCCGGATCAACATTACCGCCTGTAAGAGTGGTCGCCGCCGCTGTGATACCCGCTGCCGTCACGCCGGAAGAGACAATAATGTCGTTACCAACCGCCCCTTTATGGCGGCAGGTCAGGGTCACTTCCCCCGCGTTTGCCGTCGCTGTGACTGGCAACCCGTCTTTCTGGGTAATCAGTTCCGTCAACGCTGCCGCAATGGTCTCCGCCGTATCTGCAGCCGATACGCCGACATCACTACGGGTACCATTCCTGGTTCCGCTCAGC